TAATATTTCTGAAGATGAAGTACATATCATTGGTATTAATGATGTTAAAGAAGGTGAGCATGGTGAAGAATGGCTCATTGAGGGTCTTTGGGAATATGACTCAGTTGGACTGATTGTAGCACCTCCTAAGAGTTACAAGTCTACTCTAATTACTAACATGGCTGTAGCTGTAGCTAGTGGTAAACCTTTTGATGGTCGAAAGGTTATTCAAGGTGGTGTACTTATCTTGCAAGGGGAAAATAGTTTAGTTGCAGAAAAATCAAGATTGATGAACATTGCAGGAACTACAGACTTGCCTATCTATTATGTCCAATCAAGTATTAATCTTGATAACATTGAAGTTCTTAAACGTACTATCATTGAAAACAGTATCAAGATGCTTGTAATTGACCCTCTATACCTATTGTTTGGTAGTGGTAATATGAACTATCAAGTGGATGTTACACCTAAACTAAGGACTCTTACAGAGCTTAGAAAAGAAACTGGATGTAGTATTATCCTTGTCCATCACACAAGAAAAACAGATGGCTCTTCAGACTTATCTACAAGTGATATTAATGGTTCAGGTTTCTTTGAAGGATGGTATGAGTCATTAATTATGCTTCAACCCCCTAGACGTACTGTGGTAAGGAAGGTAAAGATGTTTAACCGTTTTCGTAACCACATGGGGTCTGAAGGAACTATCAGAATTGATGATAACCTTAAAATGACATTGAATCTTGATGATGATTTTGGTGGGGAATATTCAGAGGATAAACCTGATAAACCAATCAATACTCGTAAGGAGAGATTGAAAAAGAAAAAGGCTAAGAAGTCTAAAAAGAAAAAAGAGACTGTAGCTGAAGAAGAAGTTAAGGAAGAAGAACCAAAGCCAAAAAAGTCAAAGGCTCTCAGAAGCTCTAAGAAGCGTTCTAAGCGTGTTAAACAACCTACCTATACAACAACCCTAGAAACGTTTTATGAGCCATCAGAAGGCGAATTAGAGCGTTTTGAGAGTGGTATGACGATTGACCTTAGTAATACTAAGAAAATTTATGTTGATATTGAAACTACAGGGCTTAATAATATACCTGATGAAATCAAGTCAATTCAGATTACAGATGAGAGTGAAAACACTTATGTACTTTGGGTTGATGGTAACTACAGTGAGCTTAAAGATATTGCTAAGTTCCTGAATCAGTTTAAAATCATAACTCATGGTGGTAAGTTTGATAGCTTATTCTTCTTCAAAAAGTGTGGTATAGCTCTTAAATTGTTTGGGGATACTCAGATTCTTGCTCACATGCTTACAGAACCTAGTCTTAAACTTAAAGACCTTGTTAAGAAGTATCTAGGTATTACTTATGATATTGACAAGGAAATTAAGAAGTCTAATAAGAAAGTTACTGTAGCTAGTGTTAAGAAAGAACTTAAAGAGTGGGCTTTAGAAAACACTGAGCTTAAAAAACTTACACCATATAACAAAATGATTGAAGCTCTATATAATGACTTGGAAGGTAGTTTATTCTTAGACAAACCACAGATGCTTATTAAGTTTGTAGATGACGGTACTGATTATGATAAGGTACTTGAATATTACTCTAAAGTGTCTGAGCGTGTCTTGGAAGAAAGAAGAATGACTCTTATTAAGTATGGTATGGGGGATACTGTATATGGATTCAGACTCTATAATTACCTTTATCCTAAAGTCAAAGCTTATAAACTACTTAAGGTCTATAAGCATGAAGTAAGAGCCTATAATGCCTATATAGAGGTAGAAAAAGAAGGGGTTACAATAGACTTTGGTTTATTGGGAGAGACCAGAGCTACAATAGAGACTGAGCTTAAAGAAGTTGAAAAAGAACTTTACTCCTTTGATATTGTTAAAGAAGCTGAAGTAGACAACTTTAACTCAGCACAACAAAAGGTAAGACTATTCTGTGAGGTGTTAGGTTGGGAGACTAAACACATGACTAAAGGTGGACAACCACAAGTCAATCAATCCCAGTTAGAGGAATGGTCAAAAGAAGGTAAACATGAAATACTAGATGTTTTACTTAGATATAATAAGCTTACTAAACAGTTACAATTTGTGAATCTGTGGGAAGAGTTATCACAATATGATGGTAAGCTACATCCAAGTTTTAACATCACTGCTGATACTGGAAGGACTACTTGTAAGAATCCTAACATCCAACAAGTGCCACAGGAGTCAACACTTAGGAATGTAATTACATGTCCTAAAGGTAGAAAATTCATTGAAGTGGATATGTCACAGGCTGAGTTGCGTGTAGCTAGTATCTTTTCTGAAGATGAAAACATGATACATGCTTATCAATCAGGTAGTGACTTACACCAAAAGACAATGGAGTTAATTAAAGGTGGTAAGAAGCCTAAAGATGCCCAGGAAGCTAAGAGATGGCGTACTGAAGCCAAATCAGCGAACTTTGGTCTCTTATATGGTATGTCAGCTAAGACTTACCAGGAGTATGCTAAAGGCTATGGAATGAATATTACTCTAGAAGAAGCTGAAGACATCCGTGATGATTTCTTTAACTCATATCCAAAGCTACTAGACATGCATAAGAAGTTTGTAGACTATGCTAAGAAGTATGGATATACTTATAGTCCTATTGGTCGTAAACGTTTCTTACCTAACCTTAAGAGCAGAAATTGGAAGGATGTTAGTGAAGCTGAAAGACAAGCTATTAATACTCCTGTCCAAGGTTTTGCAAGTGACCTAGTTATTAGTGCTTTAGCAGATATTCTTGAAGATGAATCACTAGACAAATCTAAGTATAAGATTATTGGTTCAGTACATGATGCCATTCTAGTTGAAGCAGATGAAGATGTTGCTGAAGAATATGCTAAGAAAGTAAAAGAACACATGGAAAATCCAAGTGTCCTAGAAATTTGTGATATTGAAATTACAGTACCTCTTATAGCTGATATTGAAATTGGCTCAGCATGGGGTAAACATGATTAACAGAAAAGGAATTTAAAATGAACTATCTTTACACTATCAACCTATATCAAAATGACAAGAAAATTCACAGTGAACAACTTATCTCTATTGGGAACTACAAGAGTCTTAATAGACTACTTGTAGGTGAAGAAGAAATCCATCCTGAAGAGTATGTTGTTGTCAATGGTAAGATGCTTATTGCAGTTATTGAAAATATTCTTATGGGAAAATACTTGGAAGTAGAACCACAACCAATTACTGTTACAAACAGTGATGGTAATGAAGTTGTTAAAATCCATCACCCACTTACTAACCTATCTGCTTTGTTCATACGTCTTGTTTTGGAAGCACAAGTTCTTAATGAAGCAGAGGAAGATGGTGATAATCTTATCTTGTCTTATGCTGTTCATAAACTATTTAGGTCTCATGACTTATTCACAAATGTAGTTTTGTCAAACTTATTTGCAACACTAAACTGTGTTGATGATATTACAGGTGATGTAAAAGAAGGATTTAAACTTACAGTTAAGGTGGAAGAAGATGAGTAAGATTAAGTATAATGATTATGTTGAATTTGCAAACGCATTAGAGAATGTGTTTACACAAGTAACAGGAGACCATACAAGCCCTGTAGTTAGTTATATCTATGATGCTGTAGAATTAATCAATAAAGCTACACCAGGCTTCTTAGAAGGCTATTGTGCTGTCAGTGTCCATGATGCTTATGAAGGAGGTTTACCTGCTCATACAGTTAAGGTATTCTCTCAGCTATGTAGCTTTATGTTTGGTGGGGATAGTACTAGTGTATTCTACAATAACATCAGAAATAGTGTTGATATGCCTGCTCTTATCATTGGTTGTATTATTCATGACTTTGGTAAGTCGTTTGAGTATTTGAATGGTCAACGACATGAGAACTCATTTGTACCTCATACATTGTTTGGTATCCATTTACTTACTAAACTAGAAGCTGACATTCTATCTAAGTATTCTATGGGTACTTACCTTCGTTTGATGGCTATTATTGGTCAACATCATGGAGACTTTGGTGAGAAACCACAGTGTGTTGAATCTTATCTAATTCACTTAGCTGACTACCAAGAAACTAAACTACAGATTCTTGAAGAAGCTATTGAAAGTGCTAAAGATTATGGTGATGATGTAGTTACATCTAAGTATCTGCCATATAAACTTAATTGTGGAGGTGGTAATATTGACTTTTAGTCTTGGTCAATTAGTCTTGGTTAATAATAAACCAGGAGTAATTACTAACATTGGTAAAGGAGCTTATGCTGTTAATATTGATGGAACTAATGAATGGTTCAATGAAGAAGATATTATCAGTATGTATCCTAAAGATAGTGTTCAATTCTATCAAGGTAATTTGTTAGATGTTGAATTTAAAATCAATCAGTACCTAGTTAAAAATAACAACAAATCTATCAAACAAATTACTGCTACTGGAAGTGGTAATGATAGATTAGTTGTGGTGGTGTATACCAATTCTTAAGCATAGTGGAAGACCTAAAGGCTCTAAGGATAAACTACCTAGAGTCCGTGGTATAAGCAAGGTAGACAAATCTCCTGAAGCATATAAGGCTATGAAGAAATACATAGACCTAGAAAAGGAATACAACAAAATAAAAATGCTTAAGAAGGAGTATAGGAATGGTTCTTCTCAGCAAAGATTCTATACAAAGAGGTTAAGACGGATAAGACAAAGACAAGCTGACTTGTATGAAATCATAGCTGAGAACCATCTTGCTTATAAACTAGCTGAGAAGCTTAATATAGGTATTACACAGCCCTATAGAAGGTATCTAAGGGCTAAAGGAGAGGGTACTAAATGGAAGCACAAGAACAAGTAATCTTAGCTCTTGATGTGTCAACTACATGCACTGGTTATGCTCTCTATGTAGGTAATAAACTTACTCAGTATGGTCATGTTAAGCCTACTGGTAAGGATTGGTTAGTCAGAGTAAGAAAGATGGCTGACAAAGTAACTGAACTAGATGAAGAGTATAATATTGATACTGTAGTTATTGAGGATACTTTCTTCCTTAAGAACATCAAGACAGTTAAGAAACTGTGTCTAGCACAAGGTATACTGTTAGGTCAGTTACCTGAAGCTAACCTTATTCAAGTATTCCCAAATACATGGAAGAAACATTTTGGTTTAGGTAAAGGGAAAGCTACACGAAGTGAACAAAAGCAAACATCAATCTCTGTAGCTGAGACTATGTTCTTAATTGGACATGGTATTAATGATGATGAAGCTGATGCTATCCTTATGGGTAGATATGTATTGGAAACAATGGAAGGGGGTGAATGATGGATTTAAAGGACTTATTCTATTTCATTAGTGCTGTCATTGGTATTCTATGGATTGCCATTGTTACACTATCTTATGTGCTTGGTAGAATTGCCAAAGCTACAGAAAAGAGACTTGAACGTATCAAGTCACTAGAAGAAAACTAGAATAAATTACATATAGTTTATTTAGTGCTTGGACAACAATAATTAAACTAACTAAAATACAATGTAAAATTTAACGCAAAATATTTAACAACAAACTCTTTTCAAACTCTAGAAAATACTAGAAGATTTCACTGGCTATAGATTTATTTCTATAGCCTTTTATTATGCCCTAATTTGCTCTGTAATCAATTCTATTAGCTTCCTAGGGTAAATATACTAGGGTATAATAAAAGACCCTTAGAACGTCTTCTAAGAGCCTTATATAGCCACTAAGTCATTGTAACCCAGTTGACCTAGTTGGGGAGGTGATTTACTCCTTTAAATTTTATAGTGGTGTGGCTATAAGCCTATTATACCACTATTCCCAGAATCTGTAAGCAGTCCAACTGTTAATACTGAACTCTCCTAGAAATTCTAGTGACTTAAAGTCAGTTGATTCTTCAGGTAATTGATTACCAAACTCATCAAAGTTATAGACTTTAGCACCATCTTTAGCATAAGAGAAGGAGTTATAGTCTGTAATAACTGCTACTTCTTTCTTAGGTTTCCATAGTCTAGTTACAGTACCATCACTATTCTTAGTCTCACTGACAAAGTTATAGACTCTGTAGTTATCAAAGTAAGTGAGGAAAGCACCACTTGTAGAACGATTAATCACTCTACCTTCAGTACCATTATTGTAACCATATCTATTATACCTAGTATCAGGGTTATAGTTACTTGTTACACTTGCATGAGCTACAGTAGCTACACCAAGGGCAAGTAAAACAGTTAGAGTAGCAATTAGTTTCTTCATCATTACCCCTCGTTTGATACTTCCAAGTTACCCTTAATAGTAACTTTACCAAGAGCATCTTGTACTGAAGTAGATTTAATCTTTTCAATAGCATCTACAACCTTAGCATTTGCTTCAGAAATAGCTTGTTTAATTTCTTCTGAATCTCTAGATTGGCTAGCTAGGAATCTATCAAAGTCAGCATCAGGTAGGTTAAGATGTTTAGCTCCTGCAGACTGTAGCTGTGTAACAGTTTCAATATCACCAATACCAAATACCCTACCATTAACTACAGCCACATAACCAGTGGCACCACTTTGACTTCTTACTACAAAATTCATGTTTTCATCCTCTTCTTCTACATTACTAGATGATGTTACTTCATCATCAATCAATACAATATTCTTATCTAGTCCACCTGCAATACCAGTAGAGGTAAACTGCCACCATCTCATGTGTTCCATACCAGGGAATACACCCCAATAAGGAGTAGGAGTTACTTCATAGTTAGGGTATCCTGCAATCCATAGACTATTAGGATACTTAGCTGTTACTTGGTCAATATAGACATTTGCTAGTGTATAAGGCTTGTAGCTATAGTAAATAGGTTCAAAGCCTGCTTGTTTACACTTATCCATAAAGGCAATTACAGCATCAGTGTTAGCTTGTACGTTACCACTAGCACTATCCTCATAGTCACACACTAAGTATCTAGGATTACTTGGTAGATTACTAATAAAGAAGTCAGCTTCAGCTTGTGCTAAGCCTACATCTCCACCGAATCTAGCAAAGTGATAATACCCTATACAGTTACTTGTGTTAGTTTGTTGAATAGCTACAGGAGACAACCATCCAGTACCTTCAGTAACTTTAATAATAGTATTTCTAGTACCACTAGCATTACAGATGTCTGTTAGGTCTCCTGGTTGATATGCAGATACATCAATGAAATAATCATCTTTCTTCATACCACTAACTACAGGAGATGGTTCTGAGTTGTTAGTAACTACTGCAGTATTATTAGCTGATTTAGGTCTAAAAGCAGTAGCAAATGTAGCTGAGTAAGGTAGAGCTACAATGTTAAATACTCCACCACCATTGGGGTTTCTTTGTTCTCCACCTTGGTTTTGACCTAGGAAGTTACCATATCCATTACCTGCATCACTATCAAAGATAGCTACATGAGAATAAGGTGTTGAAGGAGTAACATCAAAGATAGCTACATCTCCTGGTTGCATCACTTCTACTTCATCAAAGTAGTTAAGAATACCATTGCTATGTCTCTGAGTCCATAGGTCTTTTGCATAACCACTGTCAGTACAGTTAGCATAAGGTACACCTAAGTAGTTGCAATACTCAGCGTAACCATCCCAACAATTATGATGAAGTTGGTTGTCAGCATAGTAGCTATGGTCTCCATCAGTATTTAGAACATAAATAGTATCTTCACCAATTTCTTCAAGAGAAATGAAGTTATTAATTAAGTTCCTATCTTTATTTACTGATAGTCTCCAAAGTGGTTTAGGATTGTCTGAAAGGTTTGTAGCTTCTCTATCATGTCTCTTACTAAGACAAGCAGAAATACCATTAATGTGACATCCATGTTGTAAAGTAACAAGTAATTGTTTATTTACTGAAGAAGCTACATTGGTGTTAGTACCCTTCTTATCATGTCCATCTGCTTTAAGATAACCTTCAACAATAAGTAAATATTGTTCTTTAGTAAATACATCCGTAAGCTCTTTATTACTAAAGTCTTGGATAACTTTAAGTAATTCAGGATGGAATCTTACTTGTAGATTTACAATATCTGACTTACCATTTGAGTGTTTGTGATAAGTATTATTGATGTCCAAACCTTTTAGATATTCTAGTTTATCTTCAGTACCTACAGTAATAAATACTGTTGATGTTTCTGAGTTTTTCCATCTCTTTCTTACACTACCATCACCCAACCAGAAACCAAAGAATCTAAGTTCATCATCTGTAAGGTCATATACCTTGTTAGATTCACTAAGGTCTAAGGCAATACTATCACCTTGTTTAAGCTCAGTAACAGGTTTATAAGTACCATCCTTAAGGAATACCTTATGGTCTTTAGTTACTTTAAACCAACCCTGTGAAGTGTTTAACCAATACACAGTAGATTGTTTAGGTTCATTGCTAACTACAGTGTTGCCTGTAGATAATACATCACCTTCAACAATATCTTTTACTAGCTTGTAGCTACCATTCTTTAGCTTTACAAGGTATTCTCCTGTTAGGCATTGGTCTCCAAACCAACCATCAATGTCATAACCATTACCTAAGTGAGTATTTTTAAAGTCTTGATAACTCATTATTCAATTCCTTTATTATAACTTGTGCTTGATAGACCTACCAAAGCACCAATGAAAGTACCTAAAGCAGTCAATACAGTAACAATAACACCTGTAGTTTCAGGGTATCCTACTGCAATACCTACAGTACCTACAAAGGTAGCTAAAGCAGGAATAAAAGTAATTGCTACAAACTTAAGTACATCATAAGTTTTATTACTAAAAATCATTGTATCTTTCCTCTCTAATTTCTAGATTGTCATACTTACTATAGAGCATTTTAATTTCACCATTACCACCATTATTATGGTAAATAGTATACATCTTAGCTATCTCTGTAGCTTCATCTACAAAGGTATAACCACGCTCTAAAGCTTTGACTAGTGCATTATATAAGCCAATCCTAAAATGGCTCTTAGCGAAGCTCTCAGTAGCTTCTATTTGCTTTTGTTGAGCTTCATTGTCAATAACCAAGTCTCTAACATCATTAGTAAGCTTGATAAGAGTATCATTTAATTCAGTCTGATGTCTGATTACCTGTTCTCTTTCTTCTCTACTCTCTTTGACATATTTCTTAACTGTCATGTAAATACCTACACATGTAGATAGTGTTGATACTGCTCCCCCTACAGTAGTCATTAAAATATCAACTGATATATTCAATTCTACTTACCGTCCTCTTTAGGTTTAGTGTCCTCTTCTTTTTTCTTTTTCTCTTCTTCTTCCTTTTGCTTACGCTCAGCAATCTTTTCATCTGACCAATCACAAGCACCACATAGTACATTACAAGGGTCAGTAGGCAATCCAATATTAGGGTTGTGGTTAATATACTGAGCTGTAATACTACTCCTTGTAGGAGCAAATACCCATTCATCAAGAGTAGATAGCATCTTAAGAACATCAGATGAACCACCTTCAGGTTTAAGGTCAAATTCTTTATTGTATTCAAGTGTTCTATTGATGTCTTGTTCCCAAGACTGTCCTGGGTCATATCCTTTTTGGAAAACTACATTGTTATCAATATCATAGATAGTGAATCTACCATTATGATTAGTAGTAGGTGCTTTATTGACATACTTAATTTTATCAATTCTGATAGCACTAATTTTAGCATGGATAGAACCATCTTTATTAGGTATGTAGCTATGAATTACTTTACCAAAAACATTACCAACACCAACTTCACCTGTTTCTACCATATTCCATACAATAGTAAAATTACCATTAGTGTCAGTCTTAACTACACTATAAGTAGTACCACCTGATGTAGTTGTTTGTGTACCATCTGACTTCATAGCTAACTCTACATTGTCACTCAACTTACCAATTAGGAAGTCTACAAGAGCATTTAGTTTCTTTTCATGGCAGTTAGCTACAGCACATAGGTTATCTACACGCTTATCTAAGTTAACTACCATAATAAGCAAGTCTCTTAGGAAACACCATAAGAAGTAAGCATATTGAGCTAGTCTTTTAGGTAGACCTACACAAGATGTATTTGCTAGTAAACAAGCATAGTCTTTCAAGACCTTAAGCTTCTTTTCCATTACATCTTGTCTTTGTTCTACCTCTACACAGACATCAATCTTTTCACATTGACAATCTCCACATTGTCCTAAGCAAGACATTATTTACCTCCTGTTAATTCTTTAGGTACAGGTGTTAAGTCTCCACAAGTAACACTAATAGCTTTAACCTCAAAGAGTTGTGGTTCTTCAGGTCTTATAGGCTTAATAGGTTCTGTAGGTTTAGTACCTGTAGGTTGGGTTGGTCTAGTAGGTTCAGTTACTGTAGGCTCACTAGGTCTAACAGGTTCTGTCTGAGTAGGTCTAGTAGGTTCTACAGGTTTATTACCACCAGGAGCTACAGGTTCTGTAGGTCTTTCAGGTACAACTACAGTCCTCTTAGTAGGTTCTTTTGGTCTACCATCCATAGAGATTGTAGGAGCTGTAATCTTAAGTGATACCTTGTTTTTAGAACCTGAAACCCACATATCATCATAGAATAGGAAGTCAATAGTTTGTGATTGACCTTGGCTGATATTAATATCATGAGACAAAGGATAAGTAACATCAAGAGCTTGTGTAAATGCTGACTGTCCTCTATATGATTTAGACCAAATAACAGCACCATTAGGTTTTTTATAGGTAATACTAAAGTCTGAGAAAGCTACTTTAGGAGATACCTTATCATAACTTACCTCTTGGATAGTAACACTGTTAGCCTTGATGTTTACACCACCAGTAATACCACTGTAGCTAGCATTGAATCCTACATTACCTCTAAGAACCCAGTAACCAATATTTTCAGTTCCATCATTGATAGGAGACTTAATAGTAAAGTTACCAGTATTCTTATCAAAAGTATACTCATCAGCTAAGTCATTGTTAGTATTAGCAATCTCTTTAAACTCAAAAGTATATCCAATATTACCTACAAGACCTGCTTCCCATCTCTTGAAAGCTTTATTATATCCAGCAATAGCTGTCTGATAGTCAGATTCAGCTCTCTCAGCCTCTCTAAGCTTGTCATTGTACTCCTTAAGCTTTCTATCATACTCAGCCTTAAGACGTGCATACTCGCTATTAGAAGCGTTATATGAAGCCATATCTTTATTGTACTTCTCTACAGCTTTAGTATACTCAGCCATTACTTTTCTGTAAGCTTCTAAGTCAGTATTATACTTAGCAAGAGCTTTAGCATAATCACTTCTTAGCTTATCATAGTTAGCTTTGTCTTTTTCATACTGAGCTACAGCAGTCTCATAGTCCTTATTTGCTTTATTAAAGCTTGCTAGACCATCTTGATAGAGCTTGTAGTTCCTATTGTAAGTCTCCATAGCTTCATTGTAGATAGCTAGTTTAGTGTTATACTCATTGAGGATTCTAGAGTTTTCTTTGTTAGCAGTAAGTTGTTTCTCTACATCTACTGCTAAGTCTGAAATCTTTCTACATAGTTCCTCATCACGCTTCTTAAACACTGTAAGGTCTAACTCTTGTTGCATCCTAAGAATATCTCTAAGAATACACCATAGCATGTAGAACCCCTTAGAGAGGATTCTAGGAAGGTCAATACAGTTAGCGTTAGCAATAACACATACTAAGTCATGAAGGACTCTTAGCTTGTCTTCAATGTCTTTTTTATTTTTAGCTTCAATACATTCACAATCATTGCATCCAGTACAAGCCATTTAGTACCTCCTTTATAATGATTCATTTAAAGTGATAGTTTGATTATCTTTTTTAAGGATAACAAAAGAAGCCATCATGCCATCATCCAAGTTCATAGTTCTTGTAACAGTTATATCATCATTTTGTTTAATATTTAGAATATCCTCATGGATGATACAAAGCTCTTCACCAATATTTGTGTCATAAGTTTTGATTATAGTATTAAAACTTACTTTACTTACACTATATCTAGGAAGAAAACTATTAGTTGTGTTTGCTGATAGCAAAACCCTAGGTTCTCTACTAAAAATTTGTGTGGGAACAAATTTATTTTTTTGAATACTGTAGTTAATACCATTAATAAACATATTAATGTTACTAAATGGAATTGTAACTCCTTCAGCATACTTAGCTACAGAGTTTATAAACTCCTTATCATAAGGGTTTGCACCACTACCTTTGATTACAGAGTTATCAATAGAGATACCCTCTCTTTTTAAAATACCATAATTGTGCATTATTCAGTTACCTCCTTCAGACTATAGACAAGCTCAGCAAGGGCTACTTCAGGCTCTTCCATAGTTACTTCAATAGTGTACTCATCTTGGAAGTTAGCACCAAACATAAGACCTGTAGTTAAGTTATCCAGTGAAGCAGGAACAGTTAATGTAGGTTCTTCAGTAATAATACTATTGTTGTCTAAGTCAAACTTGTAGAACTCAAAATAGAATGATAAGTTAAGAACACCATTTGTACTTAAGTCATACATAACATGGATATTACCAAAAGCTTCAGGGAATGTGTATCTACCTACTCTAGCAATACCAAGTACTTCAGCTTGATTAATTGGGATAGTAAAGTAAGTCAAAATGTATTCCTGTGTTTGTGTACTACTTCCCTGTCCTTTATACATCTTAGTAGTAATTTTAGGAAACCTAATATATAGTTCCTTATCACCAAAAGTATACTGAGGAGTCGGAAGAGTAACTTGAATAGCATTTGTAGTTAATAAACTATTAAACTCTTTAACACCTAACTGTGTTAGTGTTTTTAGTTTATTACTAATACCATTAATACTAGCAATAAGTTTGTACTTAGTGTTTGTATCAACTACAGAGTTATTAATAGTACCATCTTCAGTAATAGTAATACCATTACCTGCCTTGTAGGTAGTACCTTTAGGAATCTCTACTGAGTTACCATTGCTAATACTTAGTGTAGTACCATTCAGAGTTAGTGTTTGTTTATCTTTGTCTTCTTTAGCTTCTAGTTTTTCTACTCTAGCTACAAGAGGTTTATCATCATAAGAAGTACCTCCTGTAGTTGCTGTAGAAGTCAATTCAGTAAAGCCATCACCATTTTCATTAAGGATATAGGCTTTATTGTCAGGCATAATATAGGCATGGTTTCTAGTTGCATAGTCTAGGTCTGGTAAGGCTTCTACCCTCTTAAATACAGGGTTACACCATGAAATACAGTCACCCATTTAATACCTCCTATGTACGTTTGATGTCACTATAGTTAATCATAGAGACAATACCATTGTCATTATAATCTTTAAGTGATTCCCAGGAAACATCTTTTTGAATTGTCAATGGTTGGTTGACAGTTACTAGACCGAACTTAGTTTCCCCTTGAGTATCTTTATAGTCAGGGTTTTCTAGTTTAAACATAGCACCTACACCATAAGTTTCACCTACAATAGGCTTGTTAAACAAGTTAATTAGACTTGCCCACTGAGTACCATAGAGGTAAGGAGCATAGAGTAGGACTGAGTTAATAGTCTCATTATATGAAGGATTGTTCTGTAGTTTAAGTACATCATTAACCATATCATCAGTTTCAAGACTACCTTCATAAGTCCAATTAA